GCACCGTTAGGCGGTAGTGGCTGCTCACCGCATGGATTTGTAGCTGCAATAGTTTCTGCGTAGTGTAGATTATTCTTTTGATTAATACGATCAATGAATAGAATCCCAGGTTCTGCCCAATCCCATGTACTACGTAGTATCTGATCCCATAGTGCACGAGCACTAACAGTTTTGTATACACGTCCATCAAACTTTAGATCAAAGTCTTTATCTTCTTTTACGGCAGTCATGAACTCATCAGTCACACCCACAGAGATGTTGAACTGCGTTAGTGTATCAGAGTTATTCTTGGCAGTAATAAACTCTTCAATGTCTGGATGATCCACACGTAGTACACCCATCTGTGCACCACGACGATGCCCTGCAGATGCAATGGTACGACATACTGCATCAAAGATACCCATGAATGACACAGGACCAGATGACTTACTGTCCAGTGACTTGATCAGTGTACCACGTGGACGTAGTGTGCTGAAGTCGTAGCCAATGCCACCGCCAAGACGCATTGTCTCTGCTGCACGACGAGCAGCTTCCATGATACCGTCCATGCTATCTTCAATTGTCATAGACACAAAACAGTTGTAAGGTGTTACACGACGAGGTGCACCCATTGCTGATTGCACACGCCCTGCAGGTAGAAAGCGTTGTTCGTATAGGATTGTACGGAAGTTATTAAAATGTGTTTCATTATCTTTTAGTGCTTCAGCTACACGTGTCATTGCTTCTTTGAATGACTCGCCTTTGCTGCGATATTTCATTGCGTGAATCTCTTCTGAGATTGCTAGTGTTGGTCCATAAGTTTCCATAAGCATTACTCCGTTATTATTTTTATTGCTTTAATTGACATACCATCAATGTCATAAATAAATTCCTGCAGACATTGGTCAATTTCTTCATCAACTTCTCCGTCTACAGGAACTGGGTATTCGTCTTCATCTATGTTTAAGGTTAAGAATACTTTGACTATCATCTACTTCCTCAATAAGCTTGATCAAATACCACTGTGCCTTCTTCAAGTCCTCTACACCATTCTTGTATCGGTATCGCCACAGATACTTCATAATGTTTCCCTGTAGATAGTACTGATATCCATCACCAGTGGCGGCACGAATGGCATCAATGCATTCAATACCTGCTTGATTATAGTGTGGTGGGTTGTTTACATTGTCTACCATTCGTATCTCCTTTCTAAAAGTTTACTTTAACTACGTTACCGTCACGTTCTTCTACTAACGGTTTCTCTTCTACCATTCCATCAGCATCAATCTGATCAACTAGCTTGAACAGCTTACGCCTTACATCATGATCCTGTTCCATTAAAGGTATAGCAGCAATCAACATATCAGTCAACATTTTCAGATGTGCAAAGTCATCTGTTTTCATTGTGTTGTCATCTGTCGTTAGCATACCTACTGTAAGCTCACATGCCCAATCTCCACTGTCATCCACTTCTGGTGAGATACGGATAACGAAATCGTTAGGGTTAAAGTTTATTAGTGAGTTTAGCATATGTTTAGCTCCTTTTTATTTTGTCATAAGGAAATACTACTAAGTCTGGATGATTGTCAATACCTTTCTCTTTCAACCATTCTTCTGGAATAACCCTATCTGCATATAAGAATTTATTTTTCTCACACCATGTGGCGTATGTTGTCTTTGCTCCTTTACTCAACTTACGTTTACTGTTTTCAAATACAAATCGTATGTCAAGATCAGGATGCTGCTTTTTTACTGCTACGTGCTTACGTCTATCATCTGATGTGAACCTTCCTTTCACTTCTACGATGATGCCGTTGGGCAGTATAAAGTCAGGGGTATAGGTGCGGTACATCAAGTCTTCCCATTCTATCTTAATGGCTTCGTACTTGAACTTGACTTTCTTCTCCTTCAAGTAGTCTTTGACTTTGATCTCTAGCCCACTCCTGTACCCATGCTTTAACGCAGCCTTGAACTGCTTACCGTTCATTAGATAAACGGATGCCAGTTCACACGGCGCACACCCAATGCTCTAAGCTCTTCACTCAGTAGCTGATCTGCTTCCTTACGTGCCTTCATTGCTTCACGCACACCTGCAAATCGTTTCTCTCGTAGCTCTGTTTTCAGAGCAGTAAGCTGTTCCTCAAGAGCAGCTATTTCATTTTGTAGTTCTTCTATTTCTGAATCACCTAACATAATTAATCCTCTATGTATGCCACCGTCTTGGGGTCTTTTGCTTTACTTACCCGTGATGGTTCTTCAACCATATTGGGCCAACACTCGTATCTGAAATCACAGAAACGACAGTTTTCATTTAGTACCTTATTGCCTGTGGGTTTACCACGAAACATTTCAGGTACTGGACTGAAGCAACGTTTGAACGTGTTATCGTTCACCGTTTCAACAGTAGACTTGATTTTATCAAGTTCTTTGTCGAGGTCAAGACCATCAGCAGGTACGTATTTAAACTCACCGTTGCCTTTGTTCACGACCCACCATCCACCTACACGTTTGCCAGATGCTTTGGCATAACCTGCAAGCTGCCCTACGTAACCAAACCCATCTCCTTTGGCTAGTGTAGCAAAGGAATCAAACTTGTTTGCGTAAGACCAAGGCGATGCTGACTTCACGTCATCAACAGCACCATCTAGTACAAGATCATAAGAGCCAGAAACCCTAGTATCATTACTATCTCCCACTGTAAGGCTAACTTTATCAGTGTCTTCAAACTCCACGTTAGCAGCTTTAAGCAGACCTTTAAAAACAGCCTCAACAATGTCTCCTATCATCATGTTCATCACAAATGTAGTCGGCTTAGGTAATGCCTTATCGGGATGGTTCTTTTGAAACCATAGTTGACAAGTAGGACGCCCAATGTTGGACATCCTTAATGTAAACTCATCCCGTGACTTACCGCTGCCGAACTGACGAAGCACTGCGTTTGCAACATCAACTCCAATGTCAAAGGCTTGTTCATCCGTGAACGTGCTCTTTCCATTGGCAGCATCAGTCATAAACTGGTGCAGCTTTAGTTCAGCAGGGTGGTTCATTACACGAAATCCTCTGCGTCAATATCCACGAATGACTCAACAGTATCTGTGTCTGTGTCGTCATTCTTGTACGCATTATCATTCCAAGCACCCTTGATGTACTCGTTGTAATTCTCCACCCATGCTAGGAAGTTGGCAAATGTTTCCTGCTCTGCGTCTGACACATCAAGTGTCTCGTTCAGATCAAGAGCCAACGTAGGTAGGTAGAATGAACTACCGTTAGGCAGTGAACGTTCCTCAGTCGCAGCTTTGATGTTGTGCTGCACTGGCAAACGGCGCATCTTGCCTAGCTTGTTGAACAGTGTTCCCGCAGTTTTAAATGCATCACGGTTTTCAATCTCCCAGATGAATGCCTGTTCATCTAGTTCGACTGGATTACCTTGTGCATCAGTAACATCATGCAGTTGCACTGTGCCGAACATGACACGAACACGTTTGATTTGACGGATCAACTCTTGTGTTTTCTCAGGCAATGCTTTGAAGTCCTCAATGTAACCCGCAGGTTTACCACAGTTGAAGCCACCATCATTGTCCTTCATATCACTGTTCAGATCGTTAGCCATAAGTGTTTTGACATAACGATTAGGTGTAGTGTCACTACCCTTGATGAAACGCTTGTACATAAAGCGTTGTAGGTATGGACGAATAGTCGCAGTGGATGCATAGTATGTTGGCCCATCAGGGATTTCCAACTTGTATGTACCACCTGATACAACTTCCATCTTTACCTTCTTACCGTTCACTGTTTCCTCACCCATGATAGCTGAGTGATTGATACGTAAACGTGCAAGTGTACTTGCCTGTGACTTCTGATTGTTGTCAACAGACATGCCCATTGCTTCTGCCATTGCGTTGAAGTTACCAGTGTTAATTGTTGCTACTTGATTCATTATCAATCTCCTTTTCTGTTTGCGAGTTCTTAGTTATATCATGACACGTCTTTTGTGTCAAGCCAATTCGGACCGATTTTTGCTTCCAATAAAAGCGGTACATTGAAATCCAGTTTCCACTTCTTATTGACGATAGCAAGCAGTCGATCATTGGCTGCTGTTATTATCCGTAATACTTTATCCTTCTCGTTTGGGTGCACGTCAATCACGATGGAGTCGTGTACGGTATTGACGATGCATGATTGCATTTGATTAGCCCCTAATAGCTTGTCGATGTATATCAGGGATATAGGTACAATGTCAGCCGTGGCAAACGATTGCACAGGAAAGTTTTTAATCTGTGTGAAAAATGTCACAGTACCATTAGCACGGCGAGTAACATCAGGGAAAGAGAACTCACGACCAGATGGTGTTTTGATCTTACCTGTTGCTAGTGCCTCACGTGCAAGCTCTTTGTGCCACTTGCCTATACCTGAGTACTTCTTAGTGAACTGCTCGTAGTACGCAGCCTCAGCAGGTGTACGACCAAATCCACTGGCACCGTATAACGGAGCAAATGTATGTGCCTTGGCCTCTTGGCGTGACATGTTCTGTCCTGCATCAGTAATAACCTGTGCAGTGTACGAGTGTACGTCAAAGCCCGTGGTCACCTCGTCAATGGCAGTCTTGTCCTGTGATAGGAACGCAGCCACACGAAACTCTAACTGTGCAAAGTCAGCTTCCATGATCTCCCCGCCATCCCAACGTGACTTGAACACACGTTTCACAGGGAACGTACCACCACGTGGCATGTTCTGCATGTTAGGATCGGCACCAGACAAACGCCCAGTAGCGGTGCGGTGTTGTAGTAACCTGACGTGCAGCTTACCATCTTGTTTTACATGAGTTGATATACCTTCCACAAAGCTTGAGAGATATGTGTCAACGGCAGACAAACGGCGTACTCGTTGTAAGAACAACACTGCGTCTTGCATATCACGTTCTCTAGCGACACCTTCAAGGTATTCAAGCTTATCTTTACTTGTTGCGAAACCGTTGGCTGAAGCCCATTTTGAAGTTGGAGCATTGAACTTTAACCCCGCAACACTTGATACAATATCCATAAAGTTATAGCCAATCCCATCACAGGAGCTACACTTATTTGTTCTAGCGAATGGTGTTCCATCTTTCTTTACCTTTCTGATCTGACCAGTACCATTACATACACGGCACTGCTTTGCTTTCTGTTTGTACAACGTTACACTGTTCTGGCGCACAGTACTACGATACTCCGTATCTGTCATACGGAAGTCTTCAAACAGCCCTGCCCATACTTTCTTGTCCTTGGGTTTCTTGCTGTAAATAACCCATGACAATTGTTCTGGACTGTTCAAGTTGATTGGGCGATCACCCATCAGTTCACGTACCTGTTCCTCAAGGTCAGCAACCAACTGGTCACGTTCTTGTTGAAACTCCTTACGCACATCTTCAAGTGCGTCCATATCAACAGTAAAGCCACGCTGATAAATCTTGGCAAGGTGTACAGCCAACTGATTGGTCAGTGTGATTGTTCCTGCCAGTGAACTGCATTCCTCTAATGATGTCTGCAAACGAAGGTACAGTTGCTGCGTAGCATGTAAGTCGTGGGAGAGGTACTCTGATAACTCTGCATGTGGAATGTCACGTACAGAGTAACCCTGCTTGAAGTACTCCTTCAGGGTGTCCTGCTTCTTTGTGTCAAGGTTGTACCGTTCAGCACAAGCCTCAAGAGACAGGGGTTCCTTCTGCCCACGTTGCAGCACGTACTCACCTAACATGGTATCAAAGATTGCACCTTCATAGGTGAACCCTGACTCCCACAACCATATCAAGTCGTGTGCTGCGTTGTGCATAATTAGAAGGGCGGTTTCATCCAATGCTTTCTGGACAATGTACCGCCCCTCTGGTGTGGGTGGTTGCTCAGAGTGATCAAAAGTTACAATGCTTTCATTTCCAAGATCATCTAGCATACCCACTTGAACTAATGTATTCTCTGGTTCAAACGGATCAAGGTGTAGCTTGCCGTTACGTTTTACCACAGTGTTTTCTACGTCGAGGGTAAGGTGTTTCATTTATTCAATATCTCCTTCGTGCCAATAATCCCAATCATCAAATACCTCATTGCCATACAGCTTGTCAAGGTTATTGTTGAACTCTTTATCATTGGCATAGTTTTTCATTGCTTCCAGTGCCTCAGCCAGTGTCAGGTTCTGACGTTGCATCTCTGCAACTAGGGATATGGCATCACTTTCATCTCTGTTCATGTTATGTAACTCCTTTTCTCTGGCACGGTTTCTTTCTTCGTCAGTCATTTCTCGTATCATGTTCCATACTCCCACAATGCATACCATGATACAGGATACAGCTTCTCCATATAATCTGACACCTGCATTGCCACCTCACGTGACTCCTGTTGTGTGTCCTTGGCGCAACGTAACTGGCACATCTTAGCGAATGCATACACAGTACCTGACCAGTACCACTCTGTCATTGTGGACTGTGGTAGTACCATACGTGCTTGCTCTGGTGCCACACCCTTGGCTAACAGGTAGTTGTAGTTTTGACGACAGTCTTCAACCATGTTACGTGCAACTGATGGACGTATGTCATTGATCACACCATCACTACCCTGTTTCTTATCTTCACTACGTCCACGCCACACATCAGGTTGATAGAACTCTGGCTCATCATCTACATACCTACGGCTAATCTCATTCCACGGCATGTACTCATGCTTGACTAGCTGACGTGCCACAAAGATCGGTGCCTTAACATGGAACGTGGCAAACGTGTGGTTGAAGGGTGACTTGTGTTTGTGTTTAGCTAGATAATGAATCAGCTTGGCATCCTTATCTTTCAGGATATTTGGTTCACCAGTATAGATACGTTGATGCCATTCTGATTTCTTACCAAAGCTGACACGTGCAGCATTAACTACTGATAAGTCACTACCCATGTGATCAATGTATGTTACTTCCATTTACTTTTATTTACCTCACTACTTGCTATACACCAAAAACCAAAAATGATTAGGGCTAGTATAGATATTGCTATTATTACTTCACTCATACCTGATACCTCGCTGTCTTGTATTCAAGATCACAGTGTACAACACCGTGCCAACCAGATAGTTTATTCTTCACAACATTCAAGTGACGTTGTGTATCTTCTTCATCTTGCCCATCCACCACAGGGTTCTTGGCAATCAATACCATAAGGTCAGCCTCTGCTGCCTTACCTGTACGTGAACCTTCCATCATGCTCTGGTTCAGTAGAACCTTACCCTCTGCATCCGCAGATAGCTGAGACATGTAGAAGATCGCACAGTTGTGCGCCTTGGCAATCTGACGGGCATAGATAGCATTAGCTTTCAGTGCTTCATCAGGACGGGCATACCCACCTGCCTTGGCAAACTTGTCGCCCATATCAAGGATCACAATGTCAGGCTTGTATGACTTGCATACTGACTCCACCCATGACATGTCACGGTCACTGGCATCCTTGATCTTGATGTTGTCCTTGACCACAGAGTACAGGTCACGAGCACGGGCAGGGTTATCCTTCACCTCTTGCATTGTCATGCCTGTGGCGGCAGTCAAGTACCGTGCACCGACACGGTGTGATGCTTCCTCGTTACACAAGATCACACACTTGGCACCCTGATGAGCAAACCCATTCGGAGCAGCGATCAGAGAGGCGTGGAACGATGTCTTACCTGTGTTAGGACGTGCACCTACTTCAATCAGGTGACCTGCATTCACGCCCTCTACCTTACGTGTCAGAGTAGGGATGTTGAATGTCCATTGTGATTCCAGATCATTCTTTGCAAGCAAAGTTTCAATGTCAATGTCATCCCATTCAATACGTAGGTCAGGTGTGAAGTCATCTGAATAACGTTCAAGGATGTCACGTAGTGGTTCCAAGCTACCCTTTGTACCATTCACATAGTCGAAGCCAAGGTTAGCAATGTCCTCACCTACAACCTGTTGAAACAGCTTAGACAGCACCTCTTGTGCTACGTCACTACCCATTGGTGACTCTTTCTTGATCTGATGAAACAGTGAACTGTAAGCTTGTTTCTGTGCAGTGGTGAGTGTTGGATTGTTCGACATGAACAATGCCTCTATCTCGTCAGGTGTTACGGTACGTTCGTAACGATCCATAGCTTTGTCGATTGACTGCTTGATCTTACGTACATCTTTGCTGAACAGCCGATCAGGACACTTG